GATTTTTTTCAAAAGTTCTATGATGAAATCTTTTTCCCTGAGTTAGAGAAGAGAGGGATCAAGTATTGCATCCATATGGGAGATGCTTTTGACAATCGTAAGAATATTGATTACTGGTCATTGAACTGGGCAAAGGAAAATGTTTATGACAAGTTCAAAAATTTGGGCGTGAAGGTTTGGCAACTTGTAGGTAATCACGATATCTATTATAAGAATACGAATGAGATCAACTCGATTGATTCTCTTCTAGAACACTACGATAATGTCACTCCTGTTTCTACTCCAGACACATATGACATCAATGGATTCAAAGCAATGATGTTACCGTGGATATGTGAGGATAATTACAAGGAGACTTGTGCTAAGATTGATGAGTCTGATGCAAAGATTGCTTTTGGTCATCTTGAGTTACATGGATTTGAACTCTATCCAGGCATGACTCAGCAAGGTGGTATTGATAAAGGTATCATTGAAAAGTTTGATACAGTATTCTCAGGACACTATCACACCAGAAGTAATGATGGTCAGGTATTCTACCTAGGCAATCCCTATGAGATGTATTGGAATGACTGTGGTGACAAGAGGGGATTCAATATTCTGGACACAGAGACTATGGAGATTGAGTTTGTAGAGAATACAAACACCATCTTCGAGAAGATATACTTTGATTCTACCCCTGCTGCAACATTCAAAGCACATTTGTACAAGGATAAGATTGTAAAACTGTTTGTTAAATCAAGAAAGAGTCAGTTAGAATATGACAAGTTCCTTGAAAAACTTCTAAAAGCTGGTATAATAGATTTGAAGGTAGTGGAAAACACTGCGATCAATGATACGGAAGTTGATCTTGATGGTGAGAAAGTTGAAGATACTCTTACACTTCTAAATAAGTACATCGAGGACTCTGATTTTGATTTAGAAAAAGAAAGAGTCAAGAAACTTCTCAAGGAAGTCTACCTAGAAGCTTGCGAAGCAGAGTAATGTACATCTTATCACTTGTTGGTCACGAAGGAGAGGGAGCGTATGCCGTCACTAATGATGACGGTCAGAAGGCTCTTTATCTTTTCCAGCAAGAAGATGACGCTACTAGATATGCAGGGCTTCTAGAAGCGGAAGAATCCACCGTATTGACAGTTGTAGAAATAGATGATATGCTAGCTGTCGAAACCTGTAAGAAACACAAATACAAATACGTTATTATCACACCTGACGACATAGTGATTCCGCCAAAAGATTATGATAACATTCAAGACGATTCGGTGGCGTAACTTTTTATCTACTGGTAATCAGTTTATAATTGTTAGTTTCCAAAAGTCTCCAACAAATTTGATAGTCGGACAAAATGGTGCAGGGAAATCCACGATATTGGATGCTCTGACCTTTGTTTTGTATAACAAACCATTTAGAAAGATTAAAAAAGCACAGTTAGTCAATACTGTGAATGATAAAGAGTGCGAAGTTCAGATAGAATTTGAGATCCAAGGTAGAATTTATACCATTGTCAGAGGTATGAAGCCAACTTTGTTTGAAATTTATATTGATGGAAAGAAACAAGATCAATTTGCCAGTTCAAATGATCAGCAACAACATTTAGAAGACAATATTTTACGATTAAACTATAAATCTTTCACTCAGACTACCATTTTGGGTGCTGCTACGTTCGTTCCTTTCATGCAGTTGAGTCAAACTCATCGCAGAGAGATTGTAGAAGACGTTTTAGACATCAAAATTTTCTCTGGAATGGCAAAAATCCTTCGTGAGAAGATGAGTAGAGCGAATACAGAGATCAGAGAACTTACAATCAAGAAAGAATTGATTGAAGAGAAGATTCAGATGCAAAAAAGTTTCATCTCTGACCTTGATAAGACAGGACAAAATAAGATTACAGAGATAAAAGTTAAGATTGATACACTCTTAAGGGATTCTTCATCTTTGATGTCTGATAATGAGCAAATTTCAACAAATATAAAAGAAAAGTATCAACCAGAACTGGATACTCTAACATCTGCTACAGGTTCTCTTAAGAAAAAGACCACAATCAAAGCAAAACTGGAACAAAAGATACAGAATATAACATCCGATCATAAATTCTTTAAAGAAAACGTATCATGCCCTACATGTGGACAGCAAATTGAGGAAGATTTTAGGCTAAATAAAATTGGAATTATCGAGGGTAAGGTAAAGGAGATCAACTCCGCTTATCAAGACCTTCAAAAGTCTATAAACGAAGAACAGAAAAAAGAGGCCAGGTTTATAGATGTTTCTAAGCAGATCTCAACACTAACGCATGACATTTCAACGAACAATTTTAAAATTTCTGAGTATCAACGACAAATCCGAGATTATGAACAGGAAGTTCAAGACATTACCGAACAAATTGCAAACAGAAATACTGAACGAGCTACGCTTAGAGGCCTCAAAAGTGATTTAAAGACAGTAGAAACAGATAAAGCAAACCACACTGAGAATATCGAGTACTTGGACTTTGCAAACTCCATGATGAAGGACTCTGGTGTCAAAGCAAAGATTATGAAAAGGTATTTGCCCATCATGAATCAGAAGATCAATAAGTATCTTCAGATGATGGACTTCTATATCAATTTTACATTGGATGAACAGTTCAATGAGTGTATCAAGTCGCCTATTCATGAAAAATTCAGTTACGAATCGTTCTCTGAGGGCGAGAAAATGCGAATTGATCTTGCTATTTTGTTTACTTGGCGAGATATTGCTAAGATGAAGAACTCATCTTCTACCAACATACTCATTCTTGACGAAATATTTGACAGTTCTCTGGACAGTAATGGTACAGATGAATTTGTAAAGATTATCAGGTATGTCATCAAGGATGCTTACATCTTTATGATCTCTCATAAGGTAGATGAGTTGACAGATAGATTGGATAATATGATTACCTTTGAAAAGATGAATGGATTCTCAAAAGTGAGGTATTCTACATAGTAGCATAGGTTTTTGTAACCGTATGATACTAATAGATGGATGTCATTCACTAAAACTAGAGTGTGCCTTGAGGGACTTAGGTTTTATTGACATGGAATGGAGGACAGTGGCACATGCTGGAATCTTTTTTGTACAACCTGTAGGTATGCCAAATGATCCCGAAGGAGATCTGCTAGGATTTACAATCACATATGAGAGTAGAGTAATAAAATTACAGAACACTGCAAAGAAAGCCTTGGATACTGCATTGAGATGGTCGGGGTAGACAGTTGACAAACTGGCACATGGTTGATTGAAATTGGCACAGGGTCGGTTATCATGTGTACATAGACAAGAAAACAAATGCTTAAAAAGGTCAATTACGAAGTCAAAGGTCAACTCGCTAAACTGCTTGCTACCGAAGATCTGATCATCGAGAACAAGAGAGTCCCTACGGCCTCCTTTGATGTGGATCGTAGAGTATTGACCCTTCCAATGTGGGACAAGGCCTCTGCGACCGTATACGACCTTCTGGTGGGTCATGAGGTTGGACACGCACTATACACACCCAATGAGAACTGGAAACTAAGGTATCCAGAAGTTCCTATGTCATTCGTCAACATCCTTGAGGATGTTCGTATCGAGAAGTTGATGAAGCGTAAGTACGCTGGTATCGTCAAGACATTCCACATGGGATACAAAGAACTTTCCGATCAGGATTTCTTTGAACTGGGTGAGAATGAAGTTGAAGATATGAATCTTCCAGACCGTATCAACATTCACCACAAGATTGGAAAGTTTGTTGACGTTCCTATGAGTGAAGATGAAGTATATTTCCGTGACTCTGCACTCAATACTGATACCTTTGATGAGGTTCTGGAACTTGCTAATGAACTTCATGAGTTCATGAAGACACAGCACACAGAATCTATCAAGATTGATCTGCCATTTGATGGTGCAGAGATGGAACAGGGTGGTGGTTCTAAGGTTGATCCAATTCCTTCTGAAGATAAGTCCGATACTTTTGATTCGATTGAAAGTGAAAGTTCCGATGGCGAAGAATCTGAGGAGCAAGAGTCTGGTGATAACTCAGATGAGACCACTGGTTTCCCGCCTGAATTTTCTGACTCACCTATTGGTGGTGAACATTGTGACTTTGAAACTATCACTGACAAGCTTTTCTCTGATAACTTGGAGAACTTGAATGATAAGAATCGGAACACAGGTGTGTATGATACTGATTACTGCACCATTCCAGAACTGAATCTTGAAACTGTCAAGGCTAAAAATGCAGACGTACACAAACACCTTGATGAAGAGTGGATTGCACAGCAACAACACTACGATAATGAACTTCTCAAAGAAGAAAACAAGTATCGTATTCCTATGAATCTTTATGCAAGTGTTGACAATGAGTACAGACTCTTCCGTCGTTCTGCACAGAAAGAAGTCAACTATCTTGTAAAAGAGTTTGAGTGTCGTAAGTCTGCTGACGCATACGCTCGTGCTACAGTATCAAAGACAGGTGTTCTTGATTGCACAAAACTTCATTCATACAAGTACAATGAAGATCTGTTCAAAAAAGTCACCACTCTACCTGATGGCAAAAATCATGGACTTATCTTTGTCCTTGATTGGTCTGGATCTATGAGTAATGTTCTTAAGGACACAGTAAAACAGTTGTTCAACTTGATCTGGTTCTGTAAGAAAGTTCAGATTCCTTTCCAAGTATTCGCTTTTACTAATGAGTGGAATCGTGGAGATAAACAGTTTGATGAGTATGGTAACTACAGAGGTTACGCTTACCCTAAAGATCACCATGTTAAGAAAGACGGTCAACTTTATATCGAAGCACAATTCGCAATGGTTGAGTTTCTAACAAGTGACTGTAAGAAGGGAGATCTAGAACATCAAATGATGAACATCTGGAGACTCATGAGTTGTCTCGATCAACGTGGTCGTTGGGACAGTTCTGTGTACTACCAGTGCCCAAGTCGTTTGAGTCTGTCTGGAACTCCTCTGAACGAAGCTCTTGTCTCCTTGAACCAGATCATTCCTGAGTTCAAAAAGAAGACAGGTGTTCAGAAGATTCAGTGCATCACTCTTACTGATGGTGAAGCACATCCTCTCAAGTTTCACAAAGAGTTCAAATCCAGGCAGGGTAATGAACAATACTTGGGAACACGTTCAGCACATGGTAACGTATTCATTCGTGACAAAAATGGTAGAACATATCATTGTGCAGACGCATACTATGATTTGACTACTGCACTACTCAATCAACTCAGGGGTCGTTTTCCTGATGTCAATTTCCTTGGTATCCGAGTTGTTGATAATCGTGATTGCAACAGTTTTGTCCGTCGCTATGTTGACTATGATTATGCAAGACATCAAACCATCATGGCACAGTGGAGAAAAACAAAGTCTCTTATGATTACTGAGGGTGGTGGATACCACGCCTACTTCGGATTGTCCTCATCCGCACTCAACTCTGATTCTAGTTTTGAAGTGAAAGAAGATGCAACCAAAGCACAGATCAAGTCTGCTTTCAAGAAGTCACTTTCTGCAAAGAAAATGAACAAGAAAGTTCTAGGTCAGTTCATGAGTTACATCGCATAGACCAGTTCACAAACTGGCACAGGGGTGGTTGATTCCACCTCTCCTTCCATTATAATGTATACATAGACAAGAACAAACAATGCCTTTTGAAGCTAAAGTGAATCCCGAATCACTCATCAACAACCTTCGTGATCTTTACGGTAACAAGATCACATCCGCACACATCAAAGCATACTGTGCTCAGCATGATGTGACATATCAAACTGTTACAAAATATCTGCAACAGTTCAAAACAACAAAAGGCAAGTGGAACCTCACTGCTAAGGAGAAGAAAGCAAAACTTGAAAGTTCCTATGCTGCTCCTGCTGTTGTACCTCCTGTAGAACAGAATCTTATTCCAGAGATTGATTCTAACTTTGTCAAGTTTGGAAACTTCTCTGATGTAAAGAAAATCATTCAGTCCAAACTTTTCTACCCATGCTTTATTACTGGTCTTTCTGGTAATGGTAAAACCTTTGGTGTGGAACAAGCATGTGCTCAACTGAAACGTGAAGTCGTTCGTGTAAACATTACCATTGAAACTGATGAAGATGATCTTATTGGCGGTTTCCGCCTTGTTAATGGTTCCACAGTCTGGCATAACGGACCCGTTATTGAAGCACTTGAGCGGGGAGCTATCTTGCTCCTTGACGAGATCGACCTCGCCAGTAACAAAATTCTCTGTCTCCAAAGCATCCTTGAAGGTAATGGTGTATTCCTTAAAAAAATTGGCCGATACGTCAAACCATCTGACGGTTTCAACGTCATCGCAACCGCAAACACTAAAGGTAAAGGTTCAGACGACGGACGATTCATTGGAACTAACGTGCTCAACGAAGCCTTCCTTGAGCGATTCCCAGTAACCTTTGAACAGTCCTATCCTAGTCCAAAGACTGAGGAGAAAATCTTGACCAACTTGTGTGACGACAAAGAGTTCTGCAAGCGTCTTGTAGATTGGGGTGACATCATCCGTAAGACCTTCTTTGATGGTGGTGTTGAGGAAGTTATTTCCACACGTCGTCTTGTACATATCGTCAAGGCATACGCTATCTGGAAGAACAAAGAGAAGGCAATCGAAGTATGTGTAAACCGCTTTGATGATGAAACAAAACAAGCGTTCCTTGATCTCTATGACAAGGTTGATGCTGATGTAAACTTTGGAGGTGAAACTAAAACTGATGAACCTATGGAAGAACTACAAGTCCCTTCTGTATGAGGTCTTTCCAGAACTGTACCACCATTCAACTTGGGCAGAGTGGGAGGGGAAAGGAACCTCTCTCACCGCTAAGTTGTATGGAACTGATAAAGATTGGTACATCAATAAGTCTAGGGAAGTTGAGATCTGGAGTGAAAAATCCTGTATCTACAACACCATAATCTATCCTAGAACTGGAGAGAATCTACCATGCTTCGGTATGGATTTGATGGGATTTTTTGAAAAGAAAGTCATTATTGTTTTTGACTTTCAACACCCTATAGAAAACTGTCCTTTCTCTGTACAGGGTCTACCCAAGGCAGAACAAGATTATCGATTCTTTGAAATGGGTAATCATTTTTCTGATAACATCTATGTCAGGTATTGTACGTTTGCAGAAGTAGACGAACATTTAGATATGTTTAAAAAGTACTTGACTGTTTACAGAGATATGTTAGAATCAAAGAAACCCAGCCAGAATCTCATGTACAAAACCTATCATGATTTTGACAAATACATGAGAAAACTAGATCCTGTAGGTGGGTATCTTTCTGGCAAATTCGGTAAAGAAAAATCAGAGAGTCTTGTAAACGATTTTCTATTTACATATGGTTAATTCATGGAGTCTATTAGGCTCGATCTTAAACGGTACATTTGATGAGGACTATCCAATCGTGAAAAAGAAAAGCTCCAAGAACGTCTCAGAAGCAACCAAAGAAGACTATCAAGATTTTTGGGAAGAAGATGGTTTCAGTGTTACTGGAAACCCTGCTCCTGCTTCCCCAGATGTCATTCATGTGACTTCTAGTTTTGGTGGACTAGGTTCTGAATTTTATGCCGATGCTAAAAAACAAAAAGAAAAAATGCCTAAAGAAGAACAAGATAAATTCATCTACGAGTCTCCCGATGGCGGAAAGACAGTAACTCGTAGAACACCAAAATCTGATAAGAAGGAAGTAATTCAAGGTGATTATTATAAAGATATTCCTTGGAGTGGTGTAGAGGACAATCGAGATAGCGATCTTGATTGGATTGAAAAGAGTGGTGGGTTTGAATGGACACCTGGCTCACCATGGCCACCAGAGGTTCCTGATGAACCTGTTCGGGATGGATCAGACCTTCCTACTGTTGGTGTCTCAACTGATATGGGGGTAGCTTTTGACTCAACGTATTATGGTGATTATATGGCGGATATGGATGATATGTATTCTCATCACTTTAATCACTATAGGAAACCAGTAGATGACGATTTCAAGTATTTCAAGTATAATGAACATACAATGCTTGATAAAGCAAAGAACTATATTGCAAGCACATATGGTTCACACTATACTGGAGATAAGGGAACACAAACCCTAGATCTAATTGAAGGTATTGGAGATGCGGAAGCATTTTGCCGATCCAATGCAATCAAATATCTCTCAAGATTCGGCAAGAAAGATGGTAAGAATGAAACTGACATTCTAAAGGCCATTCACTATTGTACACTTTTATACCACTTCGCTGGTTTACATAATGACGACAGCAACTAAGATCCCTATGAAACTTTCCGATAGAACTATCAATCTGTTGAAGAACTTTGCTTCTATCAATCAATCTATTCTGTTCAAACAAGGTAAGTCCTTGAGAACTATTTCTGTAATGAAGAACATTCTTGCAGAAGCAAATATCGACGAGGACATTCCTCAAGAGTTTGGTGTTTATGATCTTAGTCAGTTCTTGAACTCTCTAGGTCTTTTCCAAGATCCAGAACTAAACTTCACAGGACAAAGTTTCGTCAACATTAAAGAAGGCAAACAGAAGTCTAAGTATTTCTTTGCTGACCCAAGTGTGATTGTTTCTCCTCCAGAGAAGTCTATCACTCTTCCCTCTGTAGATGTTGAGTTCACACTCAAGAGTTCTCAACTTGACAGACTCCTCAAAGCAGCCGCAGTATATCATCTAACAGATCTATCTGTTGTTGGTGATGGTAGTGAAATTAAGATGGTTGTATCTGATCGCAAGAACGATACATCTAATGATTTCTCTATTGTTGTTGGAGAGACTACTAAGAAGTTTGGACTTCATTTCAAAGTGGAGAACATGAAGATTGTGCCTGGCACATATGAGGTGAAAATCTCTCGTAAACTTTTGTCACAATTTAAGTCATGTGAATACGACTTGACCTACTATATAGCTCTAGAACCAGATCTTACATGGGAGGATTAATGTTATTCGCATCTCATCCAAGTGTCTACACATTGCCAGGCACTTGGGAAGCACAACCTGACGTGGTATATGATCCCACATTATTAATCGCGTCAGCAGTAGTTGTATTTGCAACTGCAACACTTATATCTGTAATTTCAATTAAGCGATCTAGAAAGAGAGCCTGATTACCTTACTATTTTATTATGAAAGAATTTGATTATGACCTCGATTACAAGAGTCTTGATTTTTCACATGAAGAGACTCGGAAGTTATATCGCATTGGAAGGGGGGAACAAGGAGTTTTATTGGTACGCCCTTATACTAACGATATATGCGCTCATTGGAGATTCAAAACTCCTCATGAAGCAGTAATCTCATCCAACAAAATCTTTGCCATGTACCTAGACTATAGGGATGGTAAGGATTTTATTGGTATGGACATGTGCCGTAAATTTCTAGAGATGGGATTTACCAGAGCAAGACGTTATGCAAACCATAACTCAGGTAGAAAGTATAAGAAAGGAACGAAAGAAATATTGCCGCAAGAAGAAGATCATATGACAAGTAAATATGCAGAGTCCGCTAGGATATTCAAGAAGGTAAGAGATATTGTTGCCAAAAGTGATACTTATGTTAAGATGAGGAAGAACTGGAGGTCAGAAGAGTGAATATCTTTGTCACAGATCCATGCCCACGCAAGTCTGCTCAGGTATTACCTGACAAACATGTGGTCAAGATGCCACTAGAGACATGTCAAATGCTCTCTATTGTTTTTTCACACTGGTATTATGATTGGGGTGATGATCTATTAAAGAAAAAGGATGGCACTCCTTACAAAACAAGTAAGGGTGCTTTCCGCAATCATCCATGTACACAATGGGCAGCCAAAAGTTTATACAATACTGCATGGTTGATTCAACATGGGTGTGCATTATCAACCGAGTACACTCATCGCTACGGTAAAGAACACGGATGTCGTGACACTTTATGGCAAGCGAAGAAAGTATTCCATCGCTTTTCTGAGAAAGCAATTACATGTTACAATTATGTTGAAGACTACGCCTTCGCAGGTCCAGACCAGTTTAAATATGACACAAGCATTGACACTCTTACTGCTTACAAACGTTATATATCGAGCAAACCTTGGGCTGCATCTAATTATCTTCGTGACCCATCCAGAAAACCAGATTGGTTATGACTCAGTTAATTGAAAAGGATGACCCACGTTACTTCTCACAGACAAGTAACAAATCATATGACAGGCATCACTATAAAATAGTTTACAAAGACCGTTCTATTGTGTTAGAATCTTGGGATGAGGTCCAAGAATGGTGGTGGAATAATTGCCATCAACCACAATTTGATGCCGTTGTACACGTTATTGACATACCAAAGACTAAGAAAAAGTCCAAAGGATTTATTTAATTATGACTAAAAGAAAGGAAGAACTTGCTCTTGAGTTCGTGAAATATACCGTCAGTTTGATGGACGAGGAATCTCTTCGGAAGATTGCTGAGATCAATTTACTTGCTAACCTGAGTGGAGACGTAGATCTTGAAACTTGGGAAGATTATGTAGCACAAATGAAAGGTCTAAACACGGCCGAAAAATGTATTGAGTTGATCAAACCAGCAATGCTTTTGAGGGGACAAAATGAGGGATGAATTTATTTGGGTCGAGAAGTATAGGCCAAAAACTGTTGAGGATTGTATTCTCCCAGAGACTACAAAGAACACCTTTAAAGAATTTCTAAAGAAGGGAGAGATTCCTAATCTTCTGTTGTCAGGTCCTCCTGGCGTGGGTAAGACTACAGTTGCAAAAGCATTGTGTACAGAACTAGGAGTTGATTATTATGTCATCAATGGATCCGATGAAGGGAGATTTCTTGACACGGTTAGGAACCAAGCAAAGAACTTTGCTTCGACCGTATCACTTCAAGGAATGGACGCACAGCACAAAGTCATCATTATTGACGAAGCTGACAACACAACCCACGACGTACAACTCCTCTTACGGGCAAATATTGAGGCATTTTATAAGAACTGCCGATTCATCTTCACCTGTAATTTCAAAAACAGAATCATCGAACCCCTCCACTCAAGATGTTCAGTCATCGAGTTTGGAATCTCAGGTAAACAAAAACCAGAGATCCAAGCACAGTTCTTCAAACGACTGGTTGAGATCCTTGATCAAGAACATATTGAAGCAGATAAGAAAGTAGTAGCTGAACTAATCAACAAACATTTTCCTGATTGGAGGAGAGTTCTTAATGAGTGTCAACGACACTCTGTAAGTGGTAAGATTGATTCATCTATTCTTGCCAACTTCTCTGAGGTGAATATAGATGACCTCATGAAGAACCTCAAGAAAGGTAATTTCCCAGAGGTCAGGAAATGGGTGGTAAATAACTTGGACAATGATTCTGCTGTACTTATGAAACGTGTCTATGATACTCTTCTTAAGTCTTTGAAAGGTCCTAGTATCGCTGATGCGGTTCTGATTATCAGTAAGTATCAGTATCAGATTGCTTTCGTAGCTGATCAAGAAATTAACCTGTTAGCATGTCTTACAGAAATTATGGGAGAGTGTGAATTCAAATGACTAAAACAAAATTAAGAGCACAAGTGAAATCTAGATGGTATTATTATTTCTGGGGTGCTGCTACTATTGCAGTGGTCTCAGGACAAATTTATGTGGGAAATGGTTTCCGCAGAATGGCAAGAAGTTTTGACAGACTTGTCAATGGTTTTGTTATAGAACTTCTACAAGAAGAACAACAACCTAGAGGCAGATATGAACCTCTGATCCCTCCCCCAAAAGGAGACTTTCGTGACTTCGGTCCTGGATTGACTCAGGAGATTGATCCTGATGATTATATTATTTGGTTAGAAGTAGATGATTCTGAGTGAAAGTGAATCTGTTTATGCAGCAGATAAATTCATTGATTATTTCTCTAACACAGGAAGAATTGATGAATATCTTCGTAATGTAAAAACATCTAGAATCCAAGATCAACCTAGTAGTCTAGGTGCTTTCTTTGATGGAGGCGGTGGTGGAACTGAGGACGATCTCTTCAGTAAGTTTGATATGCACCCTGCTGATATGAAGATCAAGATCTACCGTGCTGGAGAGAATCTGGGATTGAGTAATCAGTTCTTCAATGAGAGATTGCAGATTACAATGTCTCATGCTTTTGAAAGTTCTATCCCAGGCAAATCCCTCAAGTGGATTGTTAAAGAAGAGAATACAAAAAAAGTTATTGGGTTCATAAGGTTCGGTTCTCCCACCATCAACTCTAAACCGAGGAATGATTGGTTGGGTGACGTACCAGATTTGGGTCGGTTTAACCGCCATGCAATCATGGGATTCATCATCGTACCTACTCAACCGTTCGGTTTCAACTACCTTGGTGGTAAACTCTTAGCGATGTTGTGTTGTTCACATCAAGCAAGAGAAGAACTCAATGCAAAATACAACTCAAACATTTGTTTGTTCGAGACCACATCCTTATATGGTTCTACTAAATCATCATCACAGTATGATGGACTCAAACCATATATGAGATACAAAGGTCTGACTGATAGTGACTTCACTCCTCTATTACATGACTCTATCTTCCAAGATCTAAACAAATGGTTCACAGCAAGGAACAATGATAAATGTTTAGTCAAAGAGGATGCGTCTAGTAGAAAACTGAAGATACAAACAAAGATGATTTCTATTATCAAAAAGTCTTTGCAAGATAAAGACAAACTGGAATCATTCAATGCTGCGATCAGATCTGCAAAAGATCTCACTGAACAAAAACGTTTCTACATGTCTACCTATGGTTTCAAGAATGCTCGCGAAGTTATCTTGGGAGAGCAAGATACTTTGGTTAAGGCTGAGAATTATGATCGGTTCTCTGTTGATCAGATTATTTCTTGGTGGAGAAAGAAAGCTTCTCGTAGATACGAGACGCTCAGAGATGAAGGACGATTGAGAACTAAGTTGGAAACTTGGAACACAAATCCAGACGAGATTGATATCATACGATGAAAGAACTTAAAGATTGGTTGAACTCCATAAACCTCACAAAAGAGGATATTACGGAGACAGATCCTGATGCGATCAAGAAGTATCCACCATTCATTGTGAACAAATGTATGTCAGCACACATTGATACTGTCATGCTTGCCAATGAAATGAACTTAAACCACCACATAGAAAAGGGTGCTCAATATCAATTTTATCTAAATAGTGTCAGGAAGAGAAAGAGATTCTCTCCTTGGCTCCGCAAAGATAAGATCAAAGATCTTGACGTTGTGAAAAAATACTATGGTTATAGTAATGATAAAGCAATCCAAGCATTGAAAATCTTAACTGCTGAGCAGTTGAACTACATTAAAAAACGCATTGACGTTGGAGGTACAGGATGAGTGGGTTTACAGAACCTGAGATTGCTTGGTCACAAGATCAGATGATCGAAGTCACACTTAACGAACCAGATGATTTCTTGAAGGTTAGAGAAACTCTGACGAGAATCGGTGTCGCTTCACGCAAGGAAAAAAAGATTTATCAATCGTGCCATATTCTGCACAAGCAAGGTAGATATTATATTGTTCATTTCAAAGAACTGTTCGCATTGGATGGAAAGTCCGCTAATCTTTCTATCAATGATGTGCAGCGTAGGAATAGAATCATCACTCTGTTATCAGATTGGGGATTGATTACTATTCTTAGACCAGAACAAATTGTAGATGTTGCTCCTTTGAATCAGATCAAAGTTCTCTCTTATAAAGATAAAGGAGACTGGACTTTAGAGACTAAGTACAACATAGGAAAGAAGAAAAAGGTAGTACAATCGTCACAAAGTACGTTCGTAAAGGCAGACTGACGGTTATCACTATGTTTTCAGAGGGTTTACATAACCCTCTTTTTTTATGCTCGTTGTATAATTAGTAATGTCGCCGCAAGGGACAAAACTAAACTCGCTTTTAAAGGAGAAACATGACTAACATTCAAAGATATCATACTCAGGATCTGGGCACACTAGTTGACAAGATCATGAAGAACAGCGTTGGTATGGACGATTACTTCAACCAGTTCTTCAATTTTGATTCCACTACTAATTACCCGCCCTACAATCTTGTACAGATTAACAATGTAGATTCTAGACTAGAGATTGCACTTGCTGGATTTAGTAAGGATGAAGTTAAAGTCTACACAGAGTACGGACGGATTGTTGTAGAGGGTAAGAAAGAAAAAACAGAAGAAGAATCTGAGTATCTACACAGAGGTTTGGCTCAGAGATCTTTCCAGAGAGCCTGGGCATTGTCAGAAGACATTACAGTTAAGGATGTAAATTTTGCAGATGGACTTCTCACAATTAAACTGGGCAAAGTGATACCAGAACATCATGCACGGAAAGACTACCTATAAATAGTATTAGTTCGAGATGGATCGCCCCTCCTTTGGAGGGGTTTTTCTTTGGCACTTATTAAATCTTTATGTAATGTTTGCATTTTTTAACATTACCTCCTAAATATTGTTACAGGAGGTAAAGATCATGCTAAAACTTACATGGGAACCAAGAGAAATCCCAGAATACGATCCAGAAAAACACAATCCAGAGAAGGTCTTTGCTTTTCTCTGTTACCGTGGTATCCACTATGCTAAGTGGGTTTGCTTGGATGTTTTCAAATCAGGACCATGGAGATTAAAAAATCCTAGAGAAAGGGGATAATATATTTTTTCTTTGTTATAGTAGTATTTTGAGAGTTTGGTATGAAAAGATTGATTATGGGTTTGATGGCCGCGGCCTCATTATCCATACCAGCACTAGCTGAACCCACCAAAGGATATTACACTATGGATGCCATGGGTTGTATGCTCTTGAAAGAGTGTACAGATGGTGTAGAGCGTATCTATTCTTCTGGTGATCTTCGTGCAGCATTTCCTGACTCTGATTGGGATAATGTTGATGACGAATTTGATGAGATCATGATGGCTTTTGGTCAGATTGGTGTAGATGTTCATCTTGCAGATGAGAAATATTTCCCAGTAGGACATAGAGGTGTATACCACACTGTAAGTAATCACTTCTATCTCAATAGAACTTATGTGCATCGCCCACATGTACTCATGAGTGTTGTTCGTCATGAGGGATGGCACGCTGCACAAGATTGTATGGCAGGGACAATCAAAAATAATATGATTGCGATTATTATGGATGAGGAAAAGGTTCCTCAGATCTGGCAAGACATTGCTTCTAATACTTATAGGGCAACACCCCATGCAATTCCTTGGGAGAAAGAAGCCTTTTGGGCAGGGAAGACTGGTGGTATGACTCTTGAGGCACTTCAATCTTGTGCTCGTGGTAAAATGTGGGAAGACTATGATCCCACTCCTATGACAGAGGAATGGTTAATTGAAAATGGATATATTCAAAAGGGTTGACATGATCCCCACTTGATACTATAATGTATTTGTTGAGTTGACGAACTTAACATGGGAGTGACTGAATAACCCTGTTGGAATTAGGCGGGGTAATGTAAATGGTTAGAGGTGGTACTCGCCTTCCCTAAAGGAAGTGAACCCGAACCAAGGGAACCATTGTTGTTATGTACTAATTTTCGCTTTAGCGATTCCCATAACTTGAGGGTACGAAGTATTCCCTCCTCCCCCATGCGGATGTAGTTTAATGGTAAAATACGAGGTTTCCAACCTCTTGTCCTCAGTTCGATTCTGAGTATCCGCTTTGCAAACTATATACTGGTGCAATGACCGTCAAACTGGTACTACTTAAATCTAATGAAGAAGTCATCGCAGATGTAAAGGAACTTGTTGATGCGGATGACAAACCCATCTTTGTAGTCCTTGAAAACGCTTACTGTTGTAAGTTGGTTGAAGCACCTGTGATGCTTACTGAAGGAAAAGAGGAGACTGAAACACAGTACAGTGTGCAATACTATCCTTGGATGCCTTTGTCTGATGAGAAAAAGATATCGATTGATCCTAGCTGGGTTGTTGCGATAGTAGAACCAAAACCAATGGTCAAACAATCCTACGAGAATAAGATTTATGGAACAGGAAGTAAAGATTCTAGTCCTAGTTAGTGGAGATGTCCTAATCTCAGGAGTAGAGGAAGTCGCTGCTGTTGATATAGGAGATCCAAATTGTAAACTGGTGTCGCCTTACCAACTAGACGGTGAGGAAATGTCACCTTGGTTAAAGAAAGTGACAGATGATATTGAAATTATGATATCATCTGATAAGATAGTAACGTTGGTGGAACCCCACCGAGAACTTATTGATTCGTATTTGAAACTGGCAACCGCATGAAATTCTACACTAATGTTTTCCAGATCGGCAACAGTATGCTGGTCAGAGGATACGACAATGGGAGACATTTTAGTGACAGGGAGGAGTTTCATCCTACCTTTTATGTGCCTACAAAGAAAAGAAGTAAGTGGAAGACCCTTGATGGTCAACGTGTAGAACCAGTAAAACCTGGCACTATCAAAGATTGTAGGGAGTTTATTGACAAATATTCTGCCGTTCAAAACTTCAACATCTATGGTAATGAAAGGTATGTCCATCAATATATCTCTGAGAATTACCCAGAAGATGAGATCAAGTTTGACCTGAGCAAAATTAATCTAATCACCATTGACATCGAGGTTGCCGCAGAGAGTGGATTCCCCGATGTTTTTAATTGTGCAGAAGAATTACTTCTAATCACCGTACAAGATTACAATACCAAAAGAATTACTACCTTCGGATCACGTCCATACCAGACCAATCCGAACAGAAAGAACTACTCATATATTGACTGCCATAACGAGGAAGGTCTGATCTATACATTCCTAGACTGGTGGCAGAAACACACGCCTGAGGTCATTACAGGGTGGAACTGTGAACTGTATGATATCCCTTACCTTGTAGGTAGGGTAGAACGCCTTATGGGTGAGAAGATGACTAAGAAGTTCTCTCCTTGGGGTGTGGTTCGTAAGAATGAAATCAAGATTGCTGGTCGAGATAATATCTCATATGATCTGGCAGGCATCTCTATCATTGACTATCTTGATCTATACAAGAAATCCCCTGCAACTCCTAACCAAGAGAGTTTCCGATTGGATCATATTGCCATGATGGAACTCGGTCAACAGAAGTTGGATCACAGTGAGTTCGATACATTCCGTGAGTTCTATACAAAGAACTGGCAGAAGTTTGTAGATTACAACATCGTTGACGTGGAACTGGTTGACCGTCTTGAGGATAAACTCAAGTTGATTGATCTATGTTGTACTCGAGCATATGATGCCAAGATAAACTTTAGTGACGTTGCTTTCCAAGTTCGCACATGGGATGCAATCATCTACAACTATCTTAAGAAGAAAAATATTGTGATCCCACAAAAGGATCGTAATAAGAAGGATGAAAAGTATGCTGGTGCGTATGTGAAAGAACCTAAGCCTGGTAAGTATGACTGGGTGGTTTCTTTTGACTTGAACTCACTGTATCCACACCTCATCATGCAGTACAATATTTCCCCAGAAACACTACAGGAAAAGAAACATCCTAGTGCCACGGTGGAGAAACTTCTCAATCAAGAGATTACCTTTGAAATGTACAAGGACTATGCAGTTTGTGCCAATGGTGCAATGTTTAGTAAGGAAAAGAAAGGTTTTCTCCCTGAGTTGATGGAGAAGATGTATAACGAACGTGTCATCTTCAAGAAGAGGATGATCAAAGCAAAGAAAGCCTATGAAAAAACCCCTACTAAGGAACTGGAAAAAGAGATTGCAAGATGCAACAACGTCCAAATGTCCAAGAAGATCGCCCTTAATAGTGCTTATGGCGCTATTGGTAATCAATACTTTCGTTATTACAAACTTGCGAACGCAGAGGCCATCACTCTATCTGGACAAGTATCAATCCGATGGATTGAGAACAAAATGAATAAAAAAATGAATACTATCTTAAAAACGGAGGATAAAGATTATGTTATTGCTAGTGATACTGATTCTATCTATTTGCATATGGGTCCTTTGGTTGACCGTGTATACGAAAGCCGAGAAGCGACTACTGAAAGCATCGTCTCGTTCCTTAATAAGGTGTGTGAAATGGAACTTGAGCCTTATATTGAGAGTTCTTACCAAGAACTGGCCGAATACGTCAACGCCTACGACCAGAAGATGATCATGAAGCGGGAGAATATCGCTGATCGTGGTATTTGGACTGCAAAGAAAAGATATATTCTCAACGTATGGGATAGTGAGGGTGTGAGATATGAACAGGCAAAACTTAAGATCATGGGTATTGAAGCAATCAAAACTTCTACCCCTGCACCATGTCGTAAGTTCTTGAAAGATGCTTTCAAACTTTTGATGTCGGGAACAGAAGATGAAGTGATCGACTATATTGAACAGTGTAGGAGAGAGTTTAAATCATTACCACCAGAGGAAGTTGCTTTTCCTCGTAGTCTATCAAACGTAGAGAAATGGAAGTCATCTACGGACATGTATCACAAGGG